CCAGTTTTCCAAGAATTGCCACCGTCAATCGTGCGGTATAATTCGGGGTCTGTCTGATATAACACATTACTCAATAATCCACTGTTATCTACCATAGCTACCTCATATAATTGCCAATTTTAGCTTGACTCGATATAGATACTTTGCTTCTTTTTACATAATACCTCAAAGCATCTAGTGCATGATCATATTCTTTGACGGGTTCATCTTTATCATCTTTCCATACATAAGTTTCAAACTCATTTATTAGATTAACACAACTTGGGTCTACGGTCAATCTCGGTTTCCCATCGCCCTTGATTACAAGTAAATCCTGTATAAGACCGATACCGTCCAATACTCTACCTGTTCTTTTTCTAGCGTTTACACCAGCATCTCGTAACGAAGCTATTAATCCAGCAGCTGACGAATCAACTACGAAATCTTTCCGTTTGCCCGCATCCATTATTACTGCTTGTTCTACGACTTCGCTTTGCAATTTTCCTGTTTTGTACCATTCTTCAGCCACATGATATCGTCCGTCATTGTCAGTACAAATCTTTAATATCACAGTTGGATGAGTATAACCCTCGTCTACACCAAATCCATAATTCACAAAATCCGTTTCTGGTCTTGTTTTTACATGGATCGACCTATCAAATTCATATACCAAACCTTCAAAGCTAACAAAATCTCCATAAATTTCTTGTTGCAAAAATTTTCCTGAATAAGAATTTAATACACTGTTTTTCCATTCTTTAGAAACGTAAGGATTATCTAAAGTAGTTGCCCTAGTAATACTCATTAATTCGGACTGTTCGTATAACCAATTTCTTTTACCTTTCGGCGTAGATGTAGTCCAGCATTTACCGAATTTTCTATCTGCTCTCAATCTGCCTATCATAATCATCCACGTATCCGGATGCGTTAAACCGCCTTCATCTATCCAACCCCAATTCAAGTTCGGTCCTCGAAGCTTATCAGGATCATCGGTTGATCTGAATAATATCTCACCTCCCCCTCGTATCTTCATAATCATATCTGTCTTGTTAAATTCTAATATATATGGTTCTGCCAAACTCATAAATGTTCTCAATGTACTATCTCGTAACATTCTATAAGACGGTGAACATATTAACCCAAGTGTATTAGGTTTTGCTTGAGATAATGCTAACAATGAACCCACGTAAGTTTTACCTGACCCAATCCCAGCAATAAAGGCAGTAAAATTACTTTCATCAACAAAGAAATCGTACTGTTGGGAGTATAACTTGATAACACGACTATCATTTTCTGTCATTCTCTATTATCAAAATCTTTTTCTACAATAATCGTTACCGGAACACCCATATCGTCGCCGGCTATTTTGTGATATCTTTCGGATTTCCAATCTTTATTTGCTCTGTTCATCAACCAAAATTTTTGTGCTCCCACGTCTCCCTTTATAGCATTTGCAAATAAAGCATCTTCAACTAATTCAACTCTAGAAACCAATACATTTTCTACTTGTTCTGCATATTCCGAATTTTCTCTTCTGAACTTATATTCAGTATTACGATGAACGCCAACCAACTCGCAAGCATAAGTTATGGTATGACCTAACCCCAACAACTCTATCATTTCCTTTTGTCTTTTTTTAGTCATTTTTACTGTTCTAGCCACAATTTATTACCGTTTCTCGCACATTATGATTAAATAGGTTTATCTTCCATAGCATTTATAGCTTGACGTAATACATTTTTGAATATTGATATATTACTACGTACAGCCGCCGTAGTAATAGTAGATTTTATAATAGCAACAGCTTTCCCATCTTTATGAAAAGCGATCAAATCTTCTTCTTTATTATTCAGCAATATCTCTGCCAATTCATTAGCTAACTTCAACGCTAAATCTCTAAGCCTAGCTCTATATTGTAAATCATTATTTTCATCATTAACATCATTAACTTTTGGTACAAGGCTCGTAACTGGTATTTTGAAGAGATCCAATTTTGTAACATCTAAACTAGTAGAACGTATAACTCTTTTGATACCTGATAAATTAATGCCTCCTCTTACTTGGTTCAAATTATTCACCAAATTAAATTCTTCTTCCGCAGTTAACTCACCTTTCAACACCACACATGGCATATACTCATTCCCTAACTCTCTCCACGCCTTTCCTCTATGAGTGCCTGCTAAATATCTGTAACCACTATCATCTAATATTACAACGGGATACTCTATAAGCCCGATTTCACTAAGCTCTTTCTTTAGTCTATTATATGTACTGCTATCTTCTTCGTTCGCAGAATATAAATTAGGCAAAACACTATCAATCAATACATTCTCTACACCAACTATCTCTAATTTCATAAATTTTTCCTCGCACCTCTTTTCCCCAACAATCTTATATTATTACCTAACTTCAAAGTATAATCTAGCCACACCTCATCTATTAATTTATTTACATTGGGTATTTTAGTGAATCTATATCTACACCATTCCTCAAACTTTGAAATATAAGTATTATATTCTTTCATAGCCTTTATAATCAATTCTGCTCCTTCTCCAGGTGTATTAAAATAATATTCATAATCTTCAGGAAATAAATCAGTTGCCCACCCTCTTTTATAAACAACCGGTATAACACCCTGACACATTAACTCTATATATCCTATTGGATAGCCTTCCGCTTTCGATGTAATCAACAACACTTTGGCTTTTCGAGTACTTTCCCTGTAAATATCCGGTGGTTCACCAACATGATATATAAGATTATTGCTATTTACAACTTTTACGCTTTGAGGAATCCACATTTCCTTTTTTATATTGGGTAGTAGTGAATAAATTTCCTCTGCCAATTTTCTATATTTCATTTTACTTGGTCTACCTGACCAAACTACTACATCTTCTTTCTCAATTGGGAATTTATCTTTATCATAATCCCACCTATGGTAAGATACTTTTCTTATCCTATCATAATATTTATGCCCTGCCCTATCTACAAGACTTTTCGCCAACTTCAATTCATTTTTGGAATCCAACAAAAACATCCAATAAGTTGAAACATCACACAGATACTTTAATAATTCTACTGCAATATTTTCCGGAACATAATCCCAATTATCCTCCGGAACTTTAGCCATTACTGAAATAACCGGCGGCTTGGGATTATTGTAATAAGCAAGACCGTTGCCATAAATAGTCATAGCTGGCGGTAATCCATTAGTAATATACAAATCACTGTTGAACCCTTCTTCTACTAACATAGCCAAAGCATTGGCAATACCAACTTGAAATACATGATAATTATCAACTCCCCAAATCTTATTTGGATTTACAATATAAGAATTCTCCCATCCATCTATATTTACGCAATTAGTATATATTTTGTTATTATACCTATTGAGATAATCTTTTATTGTCTTTAGGTGATAAACCACCATTGACTCATTATTTTTAGCCCCGCCAGCAATCCATGTTATATTATTCAATTGATTTTCTTCAGCCATTACATCCAACCAATCAGTCAAATACGACTTAGCCTTATCTATCGCGCTCATAATTAAAACGTTCTCATCTTTTTGAGCACTTTCCAAGCCTCCGCAGCTATCATCTTAGCCGAATTACGCGATAGGTGAATCCCATCCTCGTATTCATCTATCATGTCAAGTAATATATATTCATCTGCTGGCAACCCCTTTAATTTCTCATTATAACTTTTTATTCTATTTATTATATTGACCGTATAATTAGGACTGCCAAACCCCGATGGAATAGGTATTTGAAACAAATAAACTCTCATTTGCTTGGCTTTAGCCCAATTAATAATTAAAAGCAAATTATCTGCTAAATCTTCAGCACTATAACTATTTTCATCTTTAGCGTCATTTGTACCAATCAATATAAATAACTCCCTAGCCTCCGTATTAACTATTCTCCCCAAAGCCACCCTAACCAACTCCGAACTTGTCCTGCCCGGCACAGCATCAATTTCCGGCATAATAATATAGCCTTCGTTCATTGCCATTTTCGCCATATCATAAACCCAGGATAATCCAAGTTTATCTCTAGACCCATACGTTAAACTATCCCCTAAAAATAATATATTCACAAAATTCATAATCTATTACTCCAATAATCTATCACTTTGTTTATCCCATCCTCTATTGATATATTAGGTTTCCAACCGTATATTTCTTTAGCTCTTGAAATATCAGGCATCCTACTCTTTATATCATCTTCAATTTCCTTTGTCGGTGATATAGTTATTACTTTGTCAAATTTCTTTTTTATCAAATCTCTTATCAACCAAGCTACATCCCACATCCTTAACTGCTCTACCCCACCCACATTAACTGGAATATCAACCTGGTTATTCATCGCAGAAATCAACAATTTTACGCAATCTTCTACGTATAACAAAGCTCTTGTTTGGGTACCCGGCATATTTACATTTATTCTATTATATTTCAAAGCATCTTTTACCATAGTGGACACTAATCTACCATTAGATAATTGCCTTTCCCCAAAGGTATTAAATATTCTTACTACCATAGAATTTATATCATACATTCTTCTATAAGCAGAGATAATTGTCTCCGCTGACCTTTTACCCTCATCGTATCCGCTTCTTACACCATCTATTTTTACAGCGCCAATATATTCTTCTGGCGTTGGTATCACTTCGGCGTTTCCATATACTTCAGATGATGAAGTAAATAACAATTTTACCTTTTCATTGATTAACCTTTTATATTCCAAAATACCGTTCATTGACATCACCGATACCCAATACGCCTCAAGTGGATATTTCATGAAATCTTCAGCCGCTACCACTCCAGCTAAATTATATATTTCATCAAAATAATAATTATCATCTGCTTTCTTTGTTAAATATTCGAAAACTTGTCTTGCATCAGAAACACTTACGTCTATGTCATCTCTCACATTATTTAAGTTGTCACTGTAGCAATACTTCATATTATCCAATACGGTTATATTAGTTATTACTTGGTCGAGGCGTAATAACACCTCAACCAAATGACTACCAATAAGCCCACCGCCCCCCAATACTAATATATTTTTCTCAATTTTATCCACTATAACAATCTATCCTGTTCAGCTTTGTCAGACTCATATATCGCAACATTACAGTTTTCATCATAATAGCCATCTCCATGTTCATCATCCCACCCCTTATATTGAGATGGGTATGCCTCATTATTCAACCTTGCCCCTTCTTCCCAAAAGTCCCTTGCATTTCTCCCCAATTTCCTGCCCTTGCTTGTATGTTTATCTATCGCATAATCTGGAATATCCAATTTCATTAAACCCATTCTTCTTTCTCGTAAAACCTCATTCACAAAATCATCACCTTCTCTACTTTTAGGTGATCTAGTCATTGCCAATATTGCAAATCCTAAAATGCACAAATCGTAATCTTTTCTTTTAGATTCCTTTCTTAAATCTATAACTCTCTTTGACAAATTAACTATTGTATCAACTAGCTCTACATTAGCCATTCCGATATCTTCTGTTACAATAACAACTAACCTTTTCCATAAATAATCAGGAAACTTTGTATTCACCTCTATCGCCCAATACATGGCTTCCTTTTCGTGCCCCCTTCTTATCTCTTTTTGTAAAGCCGAAATCGCTTCTTCTAACAAATATCCACCTTCTGTCATTAATTCATAGTTCATAATATACTCCTTTAATATTATAACATATTAACTACTAAACTACCAATATGTTTCTACTCGGTCACTTAATATCCCAATGACATACGACCGCTCAAAATTATCATAATCATCTCTACGGGCATTCATAAACTCATCTATTACATAATCTAAATACTCGCGCTTTGTGCATTTATTGTCTTTAGCCATAGCAACATCTACTTGCAGATACAATTTATTCATCATAAATCTCATAAGTCTTACAAGCCTTACTTAACATAATTTGATTTACAATTTCCTCAGACTTACTCGAATATACCATATTCTCACCAGTAATAGAGTTATATCTATCAACAAACCCTTTCATATATTCATTAACACCCTCATTTCGCCACATCGTTTTAGCCATAGCCTCAATTATTTCATCAGATTTCCCCCAAAATTTATCTCCGTTCCATAATTCTATAAAATACTTCATGTTATTTCCTATAATTTATCGCTTAATTTTAAGTTTTGGTTCAACATTGCAAATCGTTCCATCACACGCTTCAGCATAACGATTGAAGTTGATTGTTTTATATAGTA